TCGCTTCACGACTACAGCACCTGTGTTCTTCAAGATTCCAGCAGGGACAGCGAATATTACAAAAGCGGATTTCAATCAACCGTATCAATCCCAATCCTATATTGCGTCATCGGATTTAGCATCGTGGGTACAGATAGGGGAGAAAAATCCCAATCTAACATATTCGCCATAAGTTTAGCGAGAATTATTTTCGTGCGATATATTATAAACGATTCTAATATGTCCGCATCAAGTCTTTTAAATATCGAGGGGGATATATTCCTGCCGTGTGCCGTTTCCGCCCCTGCCGTTTCCGCGAGTCTCCTTCAATCGGGACGCGGGTTCTCTATTGTGTATGCAGGTGAGGCGTCGATCGCCGTCGGAGCACCTGGGACTCTTGCTGTCGCAGTCCCCGGAGTAGTGGCGACAGACATTGTCATCACGACCGTTAATGGATCCACAACCCCTGCCAACCTGCTTGTGGGATGTGCCGGTGTCGCTACTGCTGACACAGTCACTCTGACTGCGACTGTCGATACATCCGCTATGATTGTCGGATTTTTGGTTATTCGCCTGAACTAATATAAAAATATAATGTTTAGGGATATTGGGGAACAGACAAGGGCATTCGTCGCTCGAATGGCGTTGTAAGACCCGCCCAGTTGCGTCCCCATCCTCCACCCATTGTATAATGCTTTTGTTTAGCGACAAAAATATTATATACACAAACAATATAAAGGGATAATTTACATTATTACAGAAATAAAATACGATGGTTGGTTGGAGCGAAGTTAGTGAATTGATTGAGAAGGTTAAGAGGGAGCATGGTGTTCTACTGACACCGTTCGGGTGTGCTGATTTAGACGACCCTGACACCTCATCGCGGTATTCGGAGCGATCGTCGTATGCGAATATAACACGGTTGATGACAGAGTTGCCATTGATATTCTCTCCGCGTCTTACGTGGAGACGCTGTACGGGGTCATATACTGGAAAGCATATTGTCGAGAGGTGGAGAGAAGGGTTGTGGTGTTATAAGGGCAATGATAGTTATTGCTCGAACGGTGACTTTATCGTGGCGATGCTCCTGCAGGACAACTCTGATTTTAGGGTAGTGAGATTCTATAAGTCAGAGGGGCGTGTTAATATCAATTGCGGGTTTAGGGTAGTGGGACACGAACTGCGATAGGTCGGGGATCGGAAATACCCTACGGTGACCCTTGGAACAGATGTGTTGTTTTATTTTCCAAACGCCTACATCCTTCTTACCACAGGGGCAGGTTATATAGGTTTTGTGTATACTGCGACCCACCGGATATAGATGCCGATAGATCTGCTCTAACACGTCGGCGTGGGTTGTCGCATACTCTCGTCTCTCGGCGGTTGCCTTTTGTATGTTGGCGAATACTTCGTCCTCACTCATTTTGCTCGGCATTATTATAGTATATCGAGAGAAAATAACTCACCGCCGTTGGCGGTTCGTGGCGAACCCTGTTTTTTCACATTATTACAGGGTAGATTTAGATTATTACCATATAATAGGGTATAGATTATTACATAACCCTATTATATTATTACTTTTCGTAATAATTTTAAAATTATTACTGAAATAATGCGGATTATTTGGATTATTACCCCTTATTTTACATTATTACCGCTGTAATAATGCGTCGCCGAGAGATTTGATGCTCTGATGTATTATTTAGGACAGTATTATTCTCTTGGTATAGTGTATAAATCAAAATGTCATCTGCTGAACCGACTCACATCTATTATGATTTGGAAGTTGCTAATCAGGCACTTAATGATACTGGTCTCCCACCCTCTCGCCTGTCTTTTACTCAGGTACGCTCTTCAAGCATCCTTGACAACCCCAACGACTATTTTATGTCGATTGTTCGGTTTAGTTTAGACACTGCAGGTGCCTTGCCATCCTTTATTCCACAGATTGACCTTCAACAGTCTAACGATCCGTCGTCTAACTTCTTCACACCTGACTTCCCCAATAAGACGGTGTATGAGATTACCCTCGCCTACAAGGACGCATCAGGCGTGACCTTCTCCTCTACTAAACCCGTCATATACATCCCCCACATCAAGGCAGGTTTAAATCTGCCCGGTTTTGTGGCACCCGCTTCACCACCTCTCACTATTGCCGACGGCACGACTAACTACTACTGGGTTCAGAATCTTAATCAGTGGATACAGATGATTAATAAAACCATGTCCGACGCGTGGGCAAGTGTCGTGTTCGATGCCTCGGGTAGTGTCACGCCTCTCACAGGCGACAACGCCATCCCACCCTACCTGCTGTGGAATAACGAGTTAAACATCGCCACCCTGTACGCACAGGTCGGTTTATTCAATCAAGGAGCATTTTGGAACCCCTACTCGACTCCTGCATCCCCCGCCTCCGCCAATTTATGGTTCAACGCCCCCCTCCGAGTTCTATTTAGCAGTTTTGAATATACTTTTCAGGGATACGCACCTCCCAATTCATTTCTTCTCCGAGTCTACGACCGAGGCGATAATGTCAGACCAAAAGGAACTGCTCCTCCATCCCTTGCGGGTTTTCTTGAACCCCGATTCGACGCCTTCGAAATGGTTCAGGCATTTAGCACAGGTCCTACCATGTGTCCGATCACCAGCATCATTTTCACTACATCGCTTCTCCCCGTCCTACCATCGCTCCTCGGCATCCCACAGTTATTTAGCGGTAATTCGGGGGTCATCAATCAAGACAACAACAATATTATTAATACCGTGACAGATTTAGAAGTTAATCTCACGAGAGGCGATGAGTATCTCCCGAATGTCATCTACGAACCCACCGCCGAATACCGACTCCTCGACCTTCAATCCAACGCCCCTCTCACGTCCATTCAGATCTCCGTCGTGTGGAAAGACATCTTCGGACAAGTCCACGACTTTTATATTCAGAACGGTTGTGGGGCAACTTTAAAGGTTATGTTTAGAAAGAAGACATTCAACAACATCGTCCCTTTTTCTGTAATGAGTTAATCAGATTTAGACGGTTTTTTTTTGTTATGATATATTATAAACGATTCTAATATGTCATCTTCCGATTTCAGCAAGGTCAAGGTGTTAGACGATGTCCTCGCCACCACCGACTCTGTCAAGTATGCCGTCGTCAAGGGTGCTCAGAACATCACGCCCTCCGTGAATAACGCCATCTCCAAGAGCAACTCCAGCATTACATTCAACATTCAGACACCCTCCGAGGCGACTGTGTTGTCTCGTCGTATTATGCTTCAGACGAAGATCTGCTTCCGTGTCTCAGGTGTTCTGACCACCGCCGGTCGTCTCCTCGACATCGGCAATGACTCTGCCCTTGGACCATTCCCCTTCCAGTCTCTCTGTAACACGATTCAGATGACTATTAATAACAACACCGTCACTCAGAACCAGCGTGACGTGATGTTCGCCCTCATGAGGTTCGGTGATGCCCGTGAGACCTACCGCTACAACACCTCCACCCCTACTGCCTACGATCAGTATTGGAACTACTCCGACGCTCTTCTTGCCTCTAATAACCCCAACGGTGCTTGGAATAATGTCAGCAATGACCCGTCCTACCAACCCCGAGGTGCCTTCAAGTTGGAGAGCATCGCTGGAAACTCCGTCGGTGTCATCGGTGACACCAAGAATGTAGACATCGTCGTCGAAGTGACTGAACCCCTTATGTTGTCACCCCTAATATGGTGCGACCCTCAGTCAAACAACCAAGGTTTCTACGGTATTCAGGTTTTAAATCTTGTGTTTAACATCGGTTCTACTAACAGGTTGTTTCGCTCGTCGAACCCCAACGCTACTGCCGGTCTGACCGTTTCTCTCGGTTTCCCCGCAGGTGTCAGCAATGGAAACGCCTTCCTCGACACTCGCCTTCTCATCCAGTATTACACTCGTCAACCCAGCGACCTCGTTCCCGCTCGTAACGTCGTCCCCTATGCCGAGTACCCCCGCTACATCACCAACGTCAGTGGCACGATCCCCGCATCAACACAGGCACCCGGCGTGGTTGCAGGTGCTGATTTCGCTCTCGTCCCAGGTGCTTTTCCCACGATTGAGAGCAACTCCATCTCTCTCAATCAGATCCCCGACAAGATTCTCATCTTCGTCCGCAAACGCCTCGCCAGTCAGACCGCAGAAGATGCCGACTGCTTCTTCCCCATCAAGCGTCTCCGTGTCAACTTCAACAACAAGGCAGGTCTGCTCACCTCCGCCACCCGCTGGGATTTGTGGAGAATGTCGGTGGAATCAGGAAGCAACCAAACTTGGGCAGAGTTTAGCGGTTCTGCTGTTCGCCGTGTCGCCAATCAACCCCTCAGCGAAATCGCCACCTGTGGTTCGGTTCTTGCCTTATCTATGGGTAAGCACATTGAGTTAGACGACGTGTTTGCCCCTGGATCCATCGGTCAATTCCAGTTGCAGTTCAGCGTGGAGATTGAGAACTACGACAGCGTCGCCTACGCCGACAATACCGAGTTGGTGCTGATCACGATGAATACCGGTGTCTTCGTTCTCGAGCGTGGTACTTCTCAGACCTACACTGCCATCTTGTCTCGCTCCGATGTGCTGTCTGCTTCTTCTATGCCGGGTTACAAGTCTTCTGATGTTAAGCGTCTTGTCGGTGGTGCTATGGAGGACGGTTACAAGTCTCTCGTCGGTCTCCCTGATTTGGGTGCCGGTCAGTCAGGCGGTGCGATGAACGGTTGCGGTCAGTCAGGCGGTGGTTATTCGGGTGGCGGTCAGTCCGGCGGTGGTCAGTCGGGAGGCGGTCTGTCGGGAGGTGCAAGAATGAAGAAGCACTTGATGTAAGTTCGCAGAACGCTCCTACTCGGGAGAAGAGATTTTAGCAATATCGTAATATTATTTTATAGAGTTAGTGTATAACTGTATTAAATGACTTCCTACAACAACGATTACAACCGTAATCTCGCCAGTCGTCAACGGGCATTAGACTATGCCAACATCGCCAACGACAAGTATGAGGCACACGAAGACGACGCTCTGCACGGTGGCAAACGCAGGAGTCGTCGTAAGATCACTGATGCTGACTTGAAGGATATGGATTTTCGTACTTATGGTAAGGGTGTCGCCACCATGGAGGGTGAAGGTCTTAAAGAAGACTTTGATGATGCTCTCAAATGGATTGGCGACAAGGCAGAGAAAATCGGCAAGATAGTCGAGACTGGTTCTAAAATCCACGGTCTCATCACAGGCAAGAAAAAGGACGACACCCCACAGGGTATGCCTTATATGCCTTATCGCCCCTATGGTTATGGTCTCTCGGGAGGTGCTATGCACGGCGGGAGCGAACGCGGTGCTGAACTCGCTGACATTCTCAACCCCGCCGGTTCTCCTTACGTCCCAGGGATTAAGATGGCGAATACCGTCGTCCCCAACGCACCCCGAGTCATCACAGGTCTCGGTAAAAAGAAGGGTCGCATCGGTCTTGCCTACCCCTCACCCCCAGGTTTGAATGTAGTCGGTTCTGATCTCCGTATGAAGGGTTCTAACTTTTCTCCCTCGTGGCATCAGATTCAGGCAG